GCTGAATTCTTTAAGAAATTCTTTGGGGTGTAGAAATTGATCCGTTTACGTTGGTCGCTTTGGCTTCGGGGGCACTCAAGTTTATTAAAGACTCCTGCGAAATGTACAAAGAAGGACGACAGCTTGTCACAGAAACAATCAATGAAGTTCAAGGCGTGGCCAAAGATGTCAAGAATGTTAAAAAGTCAGCGACAGGCATATTTGGCTTTTTTGCAGAGGTGTTTGGACGTAAAGAAGAAACAAATGAGGTACAGCCTCAAGAGAATAAAACCGTTAAGCCAAAAAGAAAACAGCCTCCCCCAGAGTTTGACGAAAACTTAATTTTTACCCAAGTTGCAGATGCATTAACTAAATTTTTCCAAGCATACAATGGGTTAAAAAATTATGTCAAAGAACAAGAAGAATTAGCGTTGACTGTGGGAGATGACGAAGGACAGGACATTGCTATAAAATTGGTTATTGCCAATTTGCAGATGGAAAAGTTAAACACAGAATTGAGCGACTACATGGTGTATAGCGTTCCTCGTGAATTGAAGGATTTATACACAAGAGTGAATAGCACAATAGGTGATATTGCAACAAAACAAGCTTTGGCGCGAAGGGAAAAATTATTGGCTAAACGGAGAGCTGAATGGCAACGAAGGCAAAAGGCGGATTTAATCAAAACCAGAGCCTTGGTTATAACGGCAACTCTTCTAATGATAGCGTGGACATGGGGAATGATGATCAGTCTGACTCACTTTTCCTCACTGTCATAGCCCTTCTTCTCATCATTTTGTTGTTGCTTTTGCCTTTGGTTGCGTGGATGTATGTTGATATACGAAGTATGGAAATCAGAGTTGAGAAGGCCGTGAAGAAAGTAGACAACCAATGAAGTACGCATTACTATTGACTTCTATACTTCTTTTGTCTTCTTGCGACAATCAGTATCGCTATCATTGTCAAGACCCAGAGCATTGGGAAGACGAAGATTGCAAGCCCCCATTATGTGATGTTACACAAACCTGTCCTTGGATGTTGACCGATGCTTACAAGCCTAAAAAACCTTAAAGAAGAAGAAGTCAACGGGATAGTGCGTTTGTTGGATGCAATATCTAAGTTCGCCATCATGTTAACTTTTTGTATGATTTTGTTAACAATTGTGGTGTTTTTTGTCTATGGTGTTGTGGCTGTGGAACAGCCCATGAAAGACATGGCGCCCAACGACAAACTGACACATGATTTACTTAAAATCATAGCAACATCCATTTTCTCAGTTCTTGCTACCATAATGGGAGCACGAGCCATGATGCCACTGTCTAATCCATGCGCAGGCCCTATGGGAATGCAACCCATGGGTTTTGGTTCTGCTCCGTTAATGCAACCTATGGGTTTAGGTGCGCCGTTTATGAGTCAGCCTTCAGGCGTGATGTCAGCAATGAACACGCCTTGGACGCCACCTCCTCCACCAAAAACACCACCCGTGTTGGAGCATGACGAGGAACGTGAGAGAATGGCGGCAGCCAGAGCATCAATGAAAGGTCAGTGATGTTTAACCCTTATGTGTTAGTGGCAAGTTTATTTGCAATCATAGGAGCGTATTTTTATGGACACCATCAAGGCTATCAAGAGTGCTATTCAGAAGCTGTTGCAAAAGTTGCAAAAGCCAACGAGCAAGCCAGAGCAAGAGAACAAGAGCTGAACGAAAAAGTCAATCAGACCGCATCTGCGTTAAAGAAGGCTAACAATGAAGCTCAAGTTAAGATTACTAAGCTCACTGCTGATGTGCAGTCTGGGGCTGTGCGCTTGTCAATCCCCCTCTCCTCCAATAGTGTATGTTCCGCCAACACCGCCGGAACTGCCGGAGGAAATCAATCTACAGCTAGAGCCGAACTTGACGGACAGGCTTCTGCAAATCTTATCGCCATCACAGCAGACGGGGACAAAGCCATCCGAGCCCTCCAAGCCTGCGTCGCCAGTTACAACCAAGTGAGAGAATCCCTCAAGGAGAAAATAGATGATTAAACTCGCAATACCCCTCGCAGTCTTAGCTCTTGCTGGTTGCGCTACAAACGACTATCAGAAATATTCTGAGACTCAAGTCACGATTGCCAGATACAAAGCAGAGGCTGAAAAGGCTCGCTATCAAGTATTGGCTGAAGTGGTGAAGAAAGGCGACCCAGCCGCTTCCGTGGCGGCTGTAATGTCCATGCAGATGGGCATGGGTGGAGCAGCTCAGGAACAAAGAATTGAAGCCCCTAAGAATGCAGGGGATGATGTTTTCAAGTGGGCATCTTTGATTCTGCCCACCGCAGTACAAGGATTTGGCATTTATGAAAACGCTAAAGTGGCTACCACACAGTCTAACAATGCTACAGCGACTGCTATCAGCACTAATAGTACGTTTGCTTCTATTGCTAATACTGGCTCAAACAATCAAGCTTCTATGGCAGCTAATGCCAATTCAGGTATTGTGAGCGTAGCTGGTAGCGCTACAACCGCATTGACTAGCATCGCAAATAGCTCAAACACAGCATTGACCAACATGAGCAATGCTTCTAATACAGCCTTGACAAGCATGGCAGCAACTAACAACACAAATGTTACTAATGCTTTGACATCTCAAAGCTCAGCTTATAACGGTGTTTTGAGCACTGATTTGAATGCTTTGAATAGCGCAGTCAGCAAACTAACAACAGCCCCAGTTGTGATCACCAATGGCGTAATTCAGCACTAATATGAATGATAGATTTCTATTCATTCTGTTGTGCGCCGTGGTCTTGGTGCTTACTTTGATTTTGGTTCAAGTATGATTTCTGCTGAAAAACTTCATGCGTTGGGGATTGGACCAGAATGGTCTGAGCCTTTGACCACAACTTTTGCAACGTTTGGGATCAACGATGTTAACCGCCAAGCTGCGTTTATTGGACAGTGTTCACACGAGTGCAACCATTTCAAAACACTGGAAGAAAACCTCAACTATCGCCCAGAAACCCTTCACGCCTTGTTCGGTCATAAGTTCAAGCCAGAAGAAATCCCACTTTACGCTCACCACGCCGAGAAGATTGCCAATCGGATTTACGCCAATCGAATGGGTAACCGAGATGAGGCGTCGGGAGATGGATGGCGCTTCCACGGTCGTGGATGTATACAGTTGACTGGGCATGATAACTACTTCCATTTTGGTCAGGCTATTGGCCAAGACATGGTGACGCACTGCGACCAAGTGGCCACACCCATGTATGCAGCACTCAGCGCAGGGTGGTTTTGGAATACGCATGGATGCAATGACTTGGCAGAGGCACAGAACTGGGAAGGCTTAACTAAACGCATCAACGGTGGTACGTTTGGCTTAGAAGAAAGAGTTCATTTAATACAACAGGCACTTCAAGTATTGTCATAATTGTGCCTTAACCTTGATTTACGATTCATGCAAATTTAGTCAGGCAATGCATGAAAATCAAGCATATAGACACTTCTGTTCAAGCAAATATTGATGTTCTAAAAAAACTTCAAAAGGAGTGCCTTCCCTATGATAAGCCGTACAACCTTTCTGATGGAGCTTGGTGGATTGCTTATCAAGAAGGGAAGCCAATTGGTTTTGCAGGGCTTGTGCGCTCTGCTAGGTGGACTGATACTGGCTATCTATGTCGTGCTGGCGTCATTCCCAGCGCTCGTGGGCGAGGCGTCCAGAAAAGACTTATTCGAGTCCGTCAGCTATACGCTAAAAAAATGGGTTGGGCGTGGTTAATTACAAACACCTTTGACAACCCAGCATCAGCAAATTCTCTCATTTCTTGTGGTTATAAACTTTACGATCCTTCCATCCCTTGGGGTGCTAAGGGAACACTCTATTGGAGGAAGAAATTATGAAGTATTATTCTGACGAAGAATTTATCATGTTGTTTCAGATGTACAAAAGTCCGAGCATCATGGCCGCCGAGCTTGGTATGTCTGAAAGGTCCATATACGCCCGAAGAAACGCTCTAGAGGGCCGATATGAGATTCAATTGGAAACCGTAGAGGTTAAGAACAGGGTTGATCCAAAGCCTCCTCAGATTGATCTAGGCATACTCAACGGCACAGTCATTGTTTTCTCTGATGCACACTTTTGGCCTGGTATTCGTACCACAGCTTACGATGGTTTGATTTGGGCCATCAAGAATTTAGAAAACGTCAAGGCGGTGATCAATAACGGTGACGCTTTTGACGGTGCTTCCATCAGTCGCTTCCCTAGAATTGGATGGGATAAAACACCTAGTCTCATTGATGAAGTCAGGGCGTGTGAAATTGCTTTAGGTGAGATAGAAGACGAAGCTAAAAAAGTTAACAAAAATGTTAAGTTGATGTGGCCTCTAGGAAACCATGATGCTCGCTTTGAGAACCGTTTGGCTGCTAATGCACCCCAATATGAGCACATTAAAGGGTTTAGCCTCAAGGATCATTTCCCTGCATGGCATCCCTGTTGGTCAGTATGGCTGAATAACAGTGTTGTGGTTAAACATCGTTGGAAGGGTGGTATCCACGCAACACACGCCAATACACTGAATGCTGGTGTTTCTATGGTGACGGGGCATCTCCATAGCTTAAAGGTCACACCTTATGATGACTATAACGGCACACGATACGGGGTAGATACAGGGACCCTTGCGGAACCTTCTGGGCCTCAGTTTGAGAATTATCTAGAACATGCACCGACAAATTGGAGGTCAGGATTTGTGGTTTTGACGTTTCACAAGGGCGTATTGTTGTGGCCAGAAGTGGTGAAAGTCTATGACAAGGATCACATTGAGTTCAGAGGACAAGTGATCAGGGTGTAAAAAAGGGGCCGAAGCCCCTTGATCAAACGCGATGAATGGTGATGGTCGTCCTAGTATCAGGATTGTCATCTATAACAATCGTGTTGTCGTCTTCTTCAAGAACATCGTCTTCTTGCTCATCGCCTTCGTTGTCTTCATCTTCATCTTCTTCGAACAAGTTATCTAAATCAACATCTTTGTGATCTTCGATAGCTTGTGCGATGGCCATTTGAATCTCAGAAATCAAGTCAAAATCGGTTGATTTAATTTCGATTTCTACGTCAGCGGTAAAGTCTTCAATTTTCACTTCGTATTGCATGGTGGAGCTCCTTGGGTTAAAACTTCATTGTGTCGACTGATTGTGACATTTTTTTAAAAAATGTGTAGTTTTAGACTTTTATTTGGGCAGTTGCGAGTCCTTGCAATGAGTGGGAAAATAGGTTAAATAATGGGGAAAACATGACCACAACCCTTGTAACAACACCTGCTAATCCAAATTCGTGGGTACTGACCTACGATAATCTAATTGCGATTGTTCCACAATACTTGGAACGATCTGATACTGCGACCATCAACGCAATACCCACGTTCATCACTCTTGCAGAGTTTGAGATTGCGCAAGAGATCAAGACCTTGGGTCAGTTGCAAATTGTGGAGGCGCAGATGACCGCTGGCAACCCAGTCATTCAAAAGCCTGCTAGATGGCGCAAGACGGTGTCTATGAACTACACCGATAGCAGTGGCAACCGCAATCCTATTTTGTTGCGCAAGTATGAGTACCTGACCAACTATTGGCCAGTCAATACACAAACAGCTCCTCCTTTGTTTTATTCAGACACAAGTTGGGACTTTTGGTATGTCGCACCAACACCTGATCAGTCATACAATTTTGAAGTGTTGTACTATGAGCGCATTCAGCCTTTGAGCTCGACCAACCAAACAAACTGGCTGACTCAGAATGCACCGAATGCAATGTTGTTTGGCACGTTGTTACAAGCCATGCCTTTCCTAAAAAATGACCAACGTCAGATCTTCCAACAGAAGTATCAAGAAGCCTTACAAGCCTTGAAAGCTGAGGATGTATCTAGAGTTGGAGATCGTCAATCTGTTGCCGTGGATAGCTAAACATGTATGCAATTTACGTTATTACAAACACTGTAAATGCCAAACAATATGTTGGTATTGCATCTGATTTGGAACGTCGGTGGAAACGCCATCGTAATGCCAATGAGGGGCAACTAATTCATAAAGCCATTAAAAAATATGGTGTAGATGCATTTGTATTTACGCACGTAGCAGATGCTTTTGATGCAGAATCTGCAAAAATAATTGAACGTCTTTTAATTTCTGAAAAAAATACAAAGATGCCAAATGGATATAACATGACCGATGGTGGTGATGGAACTTTAGGCATGAAAAAAAATAATGAACATAAGAAAAAATTAAAAGAATCAAATAAAAAAACTTATGAAAACGAAGAATTAAGAAAAAAAGTTGGCGAAGCCATTAGTAAAGCAAAAAAAGGCAAACCAAGTTATAAAAAGGGTATCCCGATGGCTGAAGAACAAAAAGCAAAATTGAGAGCAGCTTGGGTAATTAGAAAAGCCAGAGAAGCGGCTAAAAAGGAATTAGCATGACTTATTATACGAACCCATACACAGGCTCAACGATCAGCCCTTCTCAGGTTGGTTATGAAAGCCTATCAATCAGCACCAACACCACACTACAGTGGCCTGTAAATGGCACCACTTCAGGCGTTGTGGCTAACATCATCGAAGTGACGGCCACAACAGGTGGGCTGAAGTTGATACTGCCTGCAGCGACTCAAGTCTCCACAGGTCAATCTTTTTTGATCAAGAATGTTGGAAATACAAACCCATTCACGGTTGTCAAGAATGATGGAACCACAACGATTGTCTCGATTGCTTCTGGTCTTGCTTACTATGTCTATCTAACTGACAACACAACCACAAACGGTACTTGGGCCTTCGTTCAGTTTGGTGCAAGCACTTCTGTGGCAAATGCGTCCTCATTGGTTGGATATGGTTTAGAAGCCATAGGAACAACACTCAATACAATTACACCCATTGTGACCTACTACAGTGGGTTCACAATGATGTCCACTGCACAATCGCAGATTTCAGTCTGGGGCGGTGGTGCAGGCACAATCACATTGCCATCATCCTCAGCCGTAGGCTCTGGTTGGTACACAATTGTCAAGAACAATGGAACTGGCGTTTTGACTATTGCCACTCAAGGTACTGACACGATTGATGGAAATAGCACATTTCAATTGCAAATTGGCGAGTCTTTTTACTTAGTCTCTGAAGGTACTGGTGGATTTGCTTCTTGGGGTTATGGACAAAGTGCTGTATTTGCATTTACCCAAGAGCAAATTTCGGTAACAGGCGCAGGCGCAACCATCACTCTGACTGCAACACAAGCTTCTTATGTGCTTCAAAACTTTACTGGAACAATAAGTCAAAACACAAATGTGATTGTTCCTCAAACGGTTCAGTTTTATGTAATCACAAACTCAACCACTGGCACATACACACTTACATTTAAAACATCGGTTAGCGGTGGCGCAACGGTAAACATTCCAAGTGGTGCGACGTATGCTCTAGTTTGCGACGGCACAAATGTGGTTGCTGTTTCTAGTAGCGCAAACAGTAGTTCATCCATCACTTTGTCGCCAGGTTCAGCGTCCAACCCTTCATTAAACTTCCAATCTAACCTAAGCACTGGCATGTACTTGCCAAGTTCTGCACAGATTGGATTTACAGTGTCTGGTTCACAAGCCATGGTCATTAGTTCTTCAGGCTTGTATGTGGTCAACGGTCTTAGTGGAGGCACGTTTTGACCGCTAAAGTCCTATCACTTACGGTACCCGCAGGGATTCAGCGCGATGGTACGCAGTTCGCTGCAGCTTCCTACGTGGACGGCCAGTGGGTGCGCTTTCAGCGTGGATTGCCTAGAAAGATAGGCGGTTACTCAGGCGCATTTTTGAATGCTTCTGGAGCCTCAAGAGGGCTTATCATGAGCGCCACAAATGGCTTGAACTATATCATCTCAGGATACAGTGCAGGTCTTCAGCAATGGGTGACCAACAACGTGACAGCGATTGGAACTGGCCCAACTCCATTCTCAATTAGTTCTTCTTATTTCACACCCAACGCAACCAATCTTTGGCAGTTTGACATCGGGTATGACTCCACGGGCGGTGGAACATTACAGTTGATTGCGCACCCCGGTCAGAATCTTCAGTACATCACAAGTACCACCAATACTCGTCCCTTGTATGGCCAATTTACAGGCACATCATTAGCCCCAATCGGTGTTTTTACCGCAGTAGGAACTACCACTACTAGTTCAACTAGTGTTACGTTTGCGACTACTAATGTGGCCATGGGGCCTGGTGTATCGGTTTCAGGCACAGGCATACAAGCAGGCACAACCATAGTCTCGTCTTCTTTAGTGGCTGGGGTTTGGACGGTTGTCTTGAGTTTGCCTGCGACGGCATCAGGCTCAGCCACATTGACGTTTGACAACAACATCTCGGTAAGCGGTGGAGTTGTAATGTTATACCCTTACTTGTTTGTTTATGGCAACAATGGTTTGATACAAAACTGCGCTGCAGGCGACTTCAACAACTGGACTAGCGCTGACGCAAATGCCAACAACGTGGCCTCTACAAAGATTGTGAAGGGCTTGCCACTGCGTGGTGGTACTACCTCTCCTGCCGGGCTGTTTTGGTCGCTTGATAGCGTGATACGCGTGTCCTACACACCCACTACGGTGACCACAGGAACTACGTCTTCTACGTTCTATTGGCGCTATGACTTGATCACTCAACAGAGTTCAATTATGTCCTCTAGCTCTGTGATCGAGTACGATGGAATTTATTACTGGGCAGGTGTTGATCGTTTTTTGATGTACAACGGTGTTGTACAAGAGATACCCAATACCATGAACCAAAACTATTTCTTTGACAACATCAACCTTTCTCAACGCCAAAAGGTTTGGGCCAGTAAAGTGCCTCGTTTTGGTGAAATTTGGTGGTTCTATCCAAGAGGTGACGCCACTGAATGTACCGATGCCATCATCTATAACGTGCGTGAAAAGGTGTGGTATGACGCAGGATCTGCACCTGGAGCGCAAAGATCAGCAGGGTGGTTTACTGAAGTGTTTCCCAAACCCATATGGGGTGACTACAATCCCAACACAATTGTTGAGTTTCAAGGGTCGGTTTCAGGCACTACATTGACAGTCTCTTCGATGGTTTTTGGATCTTTGGCTGTAGGACAAATCATCCAAGGCGCAGGTGTTCCTGACCAAATGGTGATTACAGCGCTTGGAAGCGGTACTGGAGGCACAGGAACCTATACAGTTTACAATCCTACAAGTACAAGCGTGTCCGGCGAGTTGATGACTGTAAACGGCTACACGATTTGGCAACATGAGACTGGTAAAAATCAAACATACTTGACTCATGTTGATGCAATTTATTCAGCATTTGAGACACCTGTTTTGGGATCAAGTGCAGGGCTAGTTGGCTCAACTCAAGGACCAGGCGAGAACATGTGGACACGATGCGAGCGCGTTGAGCCTGACTTCATCCAAACTGGACAGATGGATGTGATTGTGACGGGTAAGGGTTATGCGGATGACATAGACCGCCCATCAGACCCTTATACATTTGATCCAACAACTCTTAAAATTGACATGCGTGAACAGCGTCGTGAGATGCGTTTAAGGTTTGAGAGCAATACTTTTAATGGTGACTACCAAGTCGGAAAAATTATTCTTAGCATTGAAACTGGTGATGTCAGAGGTACTGGAAACCCATGATGATAATTTCAAGATTAGATGCAAAAAAACAAGGTTTAATCAGATACTTTACTGGTAAACCATGTGTTAAAGGTCATGTATCCGAAAGAAGAGTTTCTAATTGGATGTGTGTAGATTGTGGCCTTGAGCATGATAAAAATTTTTATGCAAGTAAACCAGATAAAAAAATTGCAACAGCAATAAAATGGAATCAAGAAAATAAAGATAAACATCAAGAACATAGAAAAAAATGGAAAAAACTTAATGTTGATTTAGTAAATATCAACACAGCAAAAAGAAGATACGCAAGATTAAAACGAACGCCATTTTGGTTAAATGCAGGCCAAGATTTTGAGATGGAATGCATTTACAAGTATTGCGCTTCGCTTCGTTCAATAGGCTTAGACTACGAGGTTGACCATATTGTTCCTCTCCAAGGAAAAACGGTTTCTGGTTTGCATGTTCCATGGAATTTGCAAGTTATTACTGGTGCAGAAAATTCTGCTAAGGGGAATCGACTTTGGTGACGTATGATCCGAGAGGAATGACTTGGGACATGTATTGCAAGCTGATGGAGGAGTTGTTTGCTCCGAATCAGTTGGGGCATCTGCCTGAAGAAGAGTGGAGAACTTGGGTAGACGGTGTGAATGGTATTGGATACTTTGTGCAATCAGGAATACCTGATCACCGCTTGTATTCAAAATGGAATGAATGGGCTGAGGCCATGTGTGGAATTATGACTTTAGGGAATTAACATGACAACGACAACATCAGTAGATCCATCATTTCAAAATCTTGTGAATAATTATTTCACAAGTAATCCCAACGTTACACAAGCGCAACTTGCAAACACAATTAGTACGCAAGGTGGGATGACGCCTGAAATTGCGCAAGCTTTGGCAAATCACTATGGAACTGATGTTGCAACAGTTAACTCTACTTACAACAATTTAATTGGCAACACTGGCGCACAAACAGCAAATACAAGCACATCTAATTCACCATTGACTGCAACTACTGCAAATACCTCTAATACTGCAACACAAACATCACCTTTGACCCAGTTGCAAGGTGTACAAAATACCATTCAAGGATTAAATTCTGGCAGTACAAGTCCGAATCCTTCTCAAAATTTCCAAGTTCAAACAGACATTCAAAATTGGATTGCTGCGCATCCTAATGCTTCTTCTTCCGATATAGCAAATGCTGTTAGTGGATATACAAAAAGTTCTGGCATAAATGCATCTGATATTTATAGTAATTTGGGAGTGCTTGCTTCACAAAATCCAAATCAGTATGAAAGCACATTACAAAACTTCAATACTGCTGAAGGGATTGATCCATCTAAAGCATTCATGAATTATCTGCAACAAAACGCAACACAAGGTTATGGTGGGTATACCCTACCTGATGAATCAAAAATTATTCAAGAAGCAAACAAAGTTGGATATAACCTAGCAAACTTACCAGATGTTGGAACTCTTGAATATAAATTATTCAATGGAATACCTGTTAACAATATTTCTGGAATCAACACAGCTAACAATGTTGCAAATACATTAGCGTCTCAAAAAAATGTTAGCGCCAATTCAATTTTAAATGGTCAAGCAGATGATCAAACCCAAAATCAATTTGGTGCTTTATCGAGTGTGTTGTCAGCCACTCCCAATAGTTCCAATTACAAAAATATGAGTGTATTGGCCAATGCAGGGGTGACGCCAGATCTTTATGCCAAGACAGCAGGAATAAGCCCAATAAGTGCAGTCAATATGTTTAATTCAGCATTAAATCCACAAGCGCCTGCTGATTCTCTAGCAGCACAAGCTGGGGTACCTAAAGGCACTTCATACACGTATGGAATAAATGGCTATAACACTCCAGTGATTATGTACACTGATCCAAGAACTGGTCAGCAAATGGCGTACACGGCGGGTGGTGGTGCTGGATATCAAACCCTTCCAGCAGCCGGAGCACAAGCAGCTCATTTATTGCCTCCTACCAATCAAGTTACAACTTATACCTATGGGCAAAGCAAATATGTCAATCCATTCAATGCTAAAGGACAAGTTGATACAACAAATGCTGCGGCTTTAGACTCAGCATATAAATCAGGTTTAATCTCAACAACAGATTACCTGAATGCCAAGCAAGCATTGACTAAAAAGACCACTTAAATGAGCACAACAGCCAACGCATCATCGTCACCATTAGCGCAAGACATTTGGTCTACGGCTAGTCAGACCTTTGATGATACCTATAACGCTATCCAAACTGGTCAAGCCAAGATCGGCACGATTACTGGTGGCGTTGATGACAACGGAAATTCAATTACATCAACAGGTTTAATTGATGGACAAGGTAATTTCATCAATGGAAATATCCAACAAGTAGCGCCAAACGTATACGCAATTATGTCTGGTTCTACTGGTGGAACCATGAACACATTTGTTCGTGTTGATCCCAATACGGGAGCAGTGCAACCCGTTACCGATCCAAGCACGCAAGTCACATACACAGGCGGATCTAAGGGCGGTTTTATTGGAAACATCGCTAGGGATTTAGGTCCAATCCCAATGATTGCGGCTTCAATCATCGACCCAACCTTATTGCCTTATGTCTCTGCAGCCGATACTTATGCGCAGACAGGAGACTTAACAAAAGCAGCTACATCTGGAGCGCTTTCGTATCTGGCCTCCACTGCAGGCAATGCGGCAGGTCAAACTGTAGGTAAGGCCATAGGATCAACTTTAGGCGAAGACCCTAGTTTGTTGGGAGAAGCACTTCAAGGCGCAGGTGCTGGAGCCGCCAGATCTTTGACTGCAGCAGAAATTTCATCCCAAGGTAAAGCAGATCCTTTAACTGCATTGATGGCAGGTGGGATCAGTGGTGGCGTATCTGCAATCACTGATCAAATACCAGGCATTCAGAATTTAAGTCCTTCAGGACAAATTGCTGTTTCCAAAATCATAGGTGGCGTGTTGGCTGGTCAGCCAGCCACTCAAGTGGCAATTAACTTGGCCATAGCCGCAGGGCGTGAAGAGTATAAAAACCAAGTCTCACAGGGTAATGTATCTACACCTACAGACCAAACTTCTACAACTACCTCACCTTTAGCCACAGATACAAGTCAAACTGTTGCTACTAGCCCAAGCTCAGATAGTCCACTTAGCAATGTTCAAATCACTGCAAAAAGCACTGATCCAACTGATTACACAGTAAGCTCTACGAATACAAGTGATGCAAACAGTCCTCTTGGAAAAGTTACTATTACGGCCAAGAAAAACGCAACAACTCCTGATGACGCGGTCATAGCTGATCCTAATGCGACACAATTACAACCAGTTACTGTTGTTGGTTCTAGTGGAATTGACAACACAGTTAGTGACAATACTGTTGTTGAAGACCCAAATGCTGTTAAATTGAAT